CATACTGTAAAATTCTTAAATGACTTGACAGTCAGCATTGAAGAACTAGGACGTGAACTGGACTTTGATAATTTGTCACGTGGAGAGCGTAACAGATTGATCCTGAGTCTATCGTGGGCATTCCGTGATGTTTGGGAAAGTCTATATCAGCCCATCAACTTGTTGTTCATTGATGAAGTTATTGATACAGGCATGGACAGTTCAGGTGTTGAAAACAGCCTAGCTATATTAAAGAAAATGGCACGTGAAGGCAATAGATCAGTTTGGTTAGTGTCGCACAAAGACGAACTTGCAGGACGAGTAAACAATGTGTTAAGTGTAGTTAAAGAAAACGGATTCACTACTTACAACACGGATGTAGAGATTGTCTAAGATATTACATATCGAACCTACTGATGTTTGTCAGGCTGCATGTCCTCAATGTCTTAGAGAAGTTGATGTCACATTTAATAAAAAAATACAACATCACTTGTCGTTGCAGCAAGTACAATCTTTGTTCAGTGACGATTTCGTACGTGGCTTAGATAAAATGTATATGTGCGGTAGCTACGGTGATCCGGCTGCTGCACGACATGCCGTTGAAATTTTTAAGTACTTTCGTAGTGTTAATCCTGATATTGTATTAGGCATGAATACAAATGGTGCCATTAACGATGCACAATGGTGGAGTGATTTAGCTAAGATTATCAACGGTGTTAGAGATTATGTAGTATTCAGTATAGATGGATTAGAAGATACCAATCACATTTATAGAAAAAATGTTGTGTGGTCTAAGTTAATAAAAAACGTGCAGTCATTTATCGCTGCAGGCGGTGCTGCTCACTGGGATATGCTGGTGTTTGATCACAACAAGCATCAAGTTGATCAATGCGAACAGTTAGCAAAAGAAATGGGCTTTCGTATTTTTAGAGCAAAAGTAAGCCGTAGACACAATGAATATCCTGTAGAATTTTTAAAGGCTCCTGCTAATTGGCAGGATCCAAATTCCAACAGCAATTTGATTGAATGTATTGCGTTAGCGGAAAATAGTGTATATGTTTCTGCGCAGGGCACAGTGCATCCTTGTTGTTGGCTAGGATTTAACGGAGGCCCTGACATAAATGAGTTCGACAATATTAAGCAATCTTGGGCTAATAATCCACATTTGATATGTAAAAAAACTTGTGGCAAGAGCAATTTGGGAAATAGCTTTGAAAATCAATGGCAGCGTGAAGTAGAATTAAAATAGCATAATTTTTACTAGCGAGGCAATTGTCATAACTATGTTACAATGACCTGGTTATTCGAGAATGCACCTGTTGAAGCTTTACCCGAAGATTGCGTAGGGTACGTGTATTTGATTACTAATTTGGTTACTGGACGTAAGTATATAGGTAAAAAGCTAGCCAAGTTTTCCAAAACTACGTACAAGGTTGTGAAACTCAAAAATGGCAATAAAAAACGTAAGAAAATTAGAAGTAAAATAGATTCAGATTGGCAAACATATTATGGCTCAAACGACGAACTAAACAAAGATATAGTAACACTAGGCTCCACTAATTTCAAAAGAGAAATACTCTACTACTGCACTTCCAAAGCACAATGCTCATACATAGAAGCACGTGAACAATTTAGACACCAAGTCTTAGAATCAGATGATTATTATAACGGACAGATCAGCGTTCGTGTCCATGGCTCCCATATCAAAAACAAAATTTAAGTAGGTAACAGCTAGCACAAGCTAATATCGTGTGCCCTAGACCTGGCAAGAAAATGCGCAGGGACGGAAGCCTCGTCGCCTTAACGAGCACTCAACTACTACCCGTAAGGATGAAGATCGCAGATGCCGCGATTTAGTTGTTTGAAGATAATTTTATGGCTAAAAAGACGTAGCAGCGATGCTACACGTTTACATGATACGCTAGTATGTTTTATGTAAATCGCCGTTGTATAAGAACTGAGCTCGAGGTACCGGACAACCGCCTCTGTAATGCTTTAATACTAGTGACTGTGCTACTCGGATGAAGCGCATTATATTTTTTGCCCGCCCTGGGCAAAGAGTGACCAATTAATCTGGATGAAACGTGTACAAAACAATATTGCTGAGCGTAAGCGAAAGCAATAGATCTCGTTAGAGATCTTAGAAGAATGGCAATCCTGATTTCTTTGCTACTTCAAGATTATCATTAATAATTTTAGAAATTAATTGTCTTTCATCTGTACTAAGCATCATGGCTTCGTTATAACTTAACCCACCACGCATATACCAACACAAACGTAATAATTCTTCTTTTATGGCTCTTGACTGCTTTTCGTAGCGTTCAACTAGTGCTAGAATATCATCAGTGCTTAGTGTCAAGAGCCTGTTGCGAAAAAAGTTGCGTAATCAAATGTTAGCGGAACCTGATAGGATTGTGTACAAGCGCCACAGGTCACAGGAATAGGAGGAACACTTCCTTTCTTGCCAAATTCATCAAGTTGATCTCTGACTGCTTTACAAACTTCTGCTTCGCAATTTTCATAATACTCTGCAATATGAGCACGGTCTGATACCACTGTGTTGGTAGATACAATCTCAATATATTCTGTACTATCTACTAGTATTTTGGTATTAAGGTCAACTAACTTCTCAAGATGAGTTTTATACTGTACGAGTTTTTCTTCTTCGGTAAGATTAGAATCTGCCAATGTTGCTAGTGTACGTTGTTCTTCATAATTGATTTGATTGGTTTCATTTAAACTTACATATTTTTGCGGTTGTAGTTTGATTTTTACTGTACCGTGTTGCACCTTGACTGAGTAGTCTGGGGGCTCTATGCCATCAAGCAGTCGCATAAGATCAGCGTCATATTGATTTTCTTCTTTGCAATGCGGGCAAGAAGTTTCAAAAGGCATTTCGTTGCCGTAACTGGCAATACGAATAGCAATCAACAGTGCATCAACATCTAAGCTGGGCATCTGCCAAGCATCAATAACATTTGGGCAACAACTGTGTATTACATCAATTACACCTTGTCCGTTTAATAATGCATCGGGTGTACGTAGTGTAATTTCGTCTTTGGCTGTCATTGGATAAACTGGAATATCGCCTGCTGGTGGCAAATTAAGCCCACTGCCCCAAAACTGTCCTTGACTGGGTAATCTAAAGTAAATTGCAGGTTGTCTAAAATGAGCAGTCAGCGGATTAGTTGGTTTTGTATCCATATTTTGATTCCTATAAATAGTTGATATAGTATATTTATAGGCTAAAATAATGGCAGATCAAATTGATTTCTCCGGGGTACAACAAGCTGCAACAAGTCTTGCAGCAGCACTTGGGCGAGTAACTGGGCAAGCATCGGGTGCAGGTAGCGCAATATCATCTGCTGGGTCTCAATTCTCGGGCAGTTTAAAGGGCGTCGGCCAAGGGATGGCACAGCTACGCAGCGAAATAGACAAAGGTCGTGTTGGGTATGCTCAAGCTGGTAATTCACTAAGAGTACTGCAAAGTGATTTTAGTGTATTAAGTGCAGAAGCACAAAGATCTGCTGCCGGGCAACGAATAGCATCAGAACAAACAAAAATGTCCGGCGAGTTACTGCGTCGTGGTGTCAGTGAAATAGCTGCTGATCTTACCAAAGCAGGCATTGGTGCAGCATTAGACTATTTTAAGAATCAATTCTTCAGTGCCATTAAGAGCATACAAGACAACGTCGGCGGTGTGCAAATGGCATTTAATTTGCAAAATCGTGCCATTCAAGATCAAATTACAGTGCTCGAAGCACTAAGTCAAGGTTCTAGTGTTGCTGCAGTAGCATTAGCAGCGATACCCGGTTCATTGGGTAAATTTGGTGCAGTCACTGCGGGCGCCATAGCCGCAATGTCTGGGTACGATGCTAAACTTAAAAAAATCAATGCAGAAGGTCTAGCAGCCAATCAGACTGAACTAGCAAAACTTATTCCCACATTTAAACAAGTCACTGATTCTGGTATATTGATGGCTGGTGGTCTCACTGATATTAGAAGATTTGCCGGAACAGCTGGCATGGATGTTAAAGAATTTGGTAACTTACTAACACACAATGCCAAAACATTGGCCAATTTTGGAGGTAGTGCAGCTGACGGTGCCAAGAAGTTTTCTTATGTGTCTGAAGCAATGACGCCTTTTCGCAAGGCCTTGAATAATTTAGGAATTTCAGCACAAGATCAAGCTCAGGGTGCAATTGACTATATGGAGATGCAGCAACGATCTGGAAAATTGCAAACTATGACAGCAGCTGAAGTTGCCAAAGGTACTGCAAGTTATCTAGGTAATATGAAAGCTATGTCTGCATTAACTGGCGAAGATGTTAAATCTCAACAAGCACGAATCAAAGCTGCTTCGGAGCAAGCAGGTGTACAAGCTGCACTAGCTGAAGGCGGTGCAGAAATGGAAGAAAAGTTTAAAAATCTAGTAGGTAGATTTCCAGGTTACGAAAAAGAAATTGGTCAATTATTGACTGTAGGCGAAGTCACTGATCCTTTACTTGCAACAATGCTAGCCGGTAATGCAGAACTAGATCAAGCATTACGCACAGGCGTTGATAATGTCAAAAACAATAATGTAAAAGCAGCAGACGCAGCTAGAGAAAACGATGAAAGAATAAAACGCGATGGCGCAGCCATGGCAGCAAATGCTCGTGAGCAACAAAAGACTTTTGGTACTATAAATGCAGCCACTGGTGCAATGGGCGAACAAGCTGCATTGGCTAACAGGAACTTTAAATTTGGGCAACAAGGTGCAGAAGCTCAAGCCAAAGGAGTCAAAGCAGGAGTAGATCAAGTGGCTGATCTAGCTACAACTACAGATGTTCTAACCAGAGAAACCAGCAATGCAGCTACAGCCTATCAAAATTTCACTAAAAGATTCACTGCCGAAACCCAGGCCAGTGTAGAAAAGTTTGCAACAAAAGGTTCGCCGGTACTTGGTACCAAAGGACTAACAGACACTATAAAAGAAGGACAAGGTCGTGTTGCCACTGGTATGGATCTTTCTACTAAACTTCCTCCGGCCATCAGTGGAAACGTTGGCGATAGGCTTGGTTCTATTGCAGAAATGCTAGCAAAACCCATTGGTGTATTCAGCGAAGCTGTTGAAAAATTTAAGAATATTAAAATTAGAGATATGTTTAAATTTGCAGAAGGTGGTGTAGTTGATGGACCCACAATGGGTCTCGTTGGCGAAGCAGGTCCTGAAGCGATTATACCGTTATCTGGAGGACGATCGGTGCCGGTAAGTTTCCAAGGTGCTGAAAAGATGTTTGCTGGAGCGTTAGCAGCACAAAAAGATAAATCAGGTGTTGGAGCAGCACCTAGTGGGGATATAGCAGCAAGTGTTGCAGCAGCAGTCGAATCGGCAATGTCCGGGCCAAACGGTTTTGGTAAATCCATTGGAGAACTAAAAACTCAAATGGCTGAAAGTAGTCAACAGCAAACTGGTGTACTACAACAACAAATTGAAAAGTTAGATGCTCTAGTTACTGCAATGCAAGACAGCGCAGACAGTAACAGAAGAATAGCTAACGAGATGGCTTAAAGCAATAAATATAGCACAACCTGAGAACATATATGGCCGGATGGAAAAAGTATTTTAAGAGCAGTAACTTCCCTAGTAACGTAAGCCCAATTGGCAGCGGCGGAAATCGCATGGCTGACCCTGGCTACCGTAACTATCAAAGCAACTTACCAGAAGTCTACATTGGACACCCAAATCGTACTGAACGTTACAATCAGTACGAACAAATGGATATGGATTCAGAAATCAATGCAGCACTAGACATTCTTGCTGAGTTTATGACTCAAAAGAATGAAGCCAACGGTACAGCATTTGATCTTAGATTTAAAGAAAAGCCCACAGACAACGAAGTCAAAATCATCAAAGAGCAACTGCAGCAATGGGTTACTTTAAATGAAATGAACAAGCGTATTTTCAAGATTGTACGTAATACTATCAAATACGGTGATCAGGTATTTGTTCGTGATCCAGAAACATTCAAGTTATTCTGGACTGAAATGCACAAAGTAGTCAAAGTTATTGTTAACGAAGCAGAAGGCAAAAAGCCCGAGCAATACATAGTAAAAGACCTAAATCCCAACTTCCAAAACCTAACAGTCACAGCAGTGGCAGCATCAGACACATATATTAATCATCCGCAAGTGGGTGGTCCAAGCGGTAGTTATGTACAACCTTCTACACCTTATTCGGGTGGAAGTCGTTTTACTCATGCACAAAATGAAGCTGCAATTAATGCAGAACACATAGTTCATTTAAGTTTGACCGAAGGTTTAGACGTATATTGGCCATTCGGAAACAGTGTACTAGAGAACGTTTTTAAGGTGTTCAAGCAAAAAGAATTACTAGAAGATAGTATTATTATCTACCGTGTACAACGTGCTCCAGAGCGTCGTGTGTTCACAATTGACGTAGGTAACATGCCAAGTCATATGGCCATGGCTTTTGTAGAAAAGATCAAAAACGAAGTGCATCAACGACGTATTCCCACACAGTCAGGTGGCGGACAAAACATGATGGATGCCACTTATAATCCGCTAGCAATCAATGAAGATTACTTTTTTCCGCAAACTGCAGACGGACGTGGATCCAGTGTTAACGTACTACCGGGCGGTGCAAACCTAGGCGAAATCACAGACTTAAAGTTCTTTACTAACAAGTTATTCCGCGGTTTACGTATTCCCAGCAGCTATTTGCCCACTGGTGTAGATGACGGTACACAGGCAGTAGGCGACGGTCGTGTAGGTACAGCACTAATACAAGAATGGCGCTTTAACCAATACTGCAAGCGTTTACAGTCAATGATTGTAGACAAATTAGATGCAGAATTTAAACTGTTTATGCGTTGGCGTGGTGTTAACATTGACAGCCAACTGTTTGATTTAACCTTTGAAGAACCACAAAACTTTGCACAGTATCGTCAAGCTGATATTGACTCAGCACGTATTGCTACATTTGCTCAACTTGAAGCTTATCCTTATATGAGTAAGCGTTACTTGATGAAACGTTACTTGGGCATGAGCGAGCAAGAGATGAGTGAAAACGAAACAATGTGGGCAGAAGAACAAGGTGAAGTTAACGATGCACCGGCAGAAGATCCAAGTTTACGTAGTGTAGGCATTAGTCCGGGCGGCATTGCTAGCGACTTAGATAACATCACTCCTCCAGCTGAAGGCGAAACAGCACCGGGAGCAGCTCCAGGTGAAATGCAAGGAATGAGTCCGATGGGCGGCGCACAACCAGGTGCAGCAGCAGGTGCAGCAGCAGTAGCACCGCCAGCATAAAAACCAAATTTAGGTTAAATACAGTATGATACTTAATGAACTTTACGATATTCCTAAGCCTGGTTATAACAGCGTAGCCGACGATCAAACACCAATGAAGTTGAGCGATTTGCGTAAAACACGTTTAACTTTGGCAGATCTTAATCGTTTACGTATGGCAAGCGATGTGCGTAAAGTTGAGCATGAACACAAACTAGAAGCAATTTCCAAGCAATATAAACCTCCAGCAGCCGCTCCTGCGGTATAGTCCTTCAAAATCCTTCAAAAAACACCCATTTAACCGGGTTATCTGCGTAGTTTAGTAAATAGTTTACAAGCCATATTATTTAAAGGAGTTCCTAATGAACAAATATGAACAGCTAATTGAACACATTATAAACGATGACGAAGCGAAAGCTCGCGCATTGTTTCATGACATTGTAGTAGAAAAATCACGTGACATTTACGAAAGTTTAATGGACGAAGAGTACACCGAAGAAGGTATCGGCGGTAATCAAGTTCAAGGACTGGTAGATGAAATCACCATGGACGAAACCAACGGCATTGGCGAAGGCGATGACGAAATGGATCAAGAATTTAGTTTAGATCACGAAGATGGTGACGAACTAGGCGGCGAAATGGGCGACATGGGCGGCGAAGAAGATCTAGAAGCAAAAGTAATGGATCTAGAATCAGAATTAGAAGCACTAAAAGCTGAGTTTGAACAGCTAATGGGCGACGAGTCAGGCGACGACGAAGGCGACATGGACATGGGCATGGACGACATGGAAATGGGCGACGACGAAGGTTCCGAAGACGAAGAGTCAGACGACGAAACAATGTTCGAAGCATCTGAAGATGATGAAGAAGAAATGACCGAAGCTAAAGAAGAAGACGAAGAAGAAATGACAGAAAGCCGTCATGCTAATCGTCGTAACATGAGCGCAGTTGACATCATGCGTGAATATGTTGAGAAAATCTCTGCTCCAAGCAACACAGAGTTCACTCCAGTTGGTACTGGTGCAGGCGGCGATAAAGCAGCAGGCAACACCAAGAACCCACTAGCAGGCAAGAACGACATGGGTGGTACAACACAAAACATCGCTAGAGGCGGTCAAGGTGCTGATGCTAATCCAGACGGCACAAGCCCAAAGATGAAAGCTGACGGTAAGCTAGTTAAAAATCCACAGGAAATTGATGTTGCTAAACGCAATGTTAACAAACCAGGTGGCAACAAAGGTGCTCAAGATTGGTATGGCACTAAAGCTGCAGCTAAAAAAGGTGAAGGTCAAACTACCGATGGTTCAGTTCCTACAAACAAGCGTAGCATTGAACAAGGTGGAAACTAAGTTAGGGTAATATAATATGGCTTTGTACCTAAGAGAGAATTTAACATTTGATCACGCTAAGATGCAAGTCTTAGCGGAAGATTCTCCTAATGGTGGCAAAACAATGAAGATGCAGGGTGTATTCATCGAAGGCGGAGTTCGCAATGCCAACGAGCGTGTATATCCTGTATCTGAAATTGAAAAAGCTGTTAAAACCATTAACGAACAAATCAAGGAAGGCAACAGCGTGTTAGGCGAAGTTGACCATCCAGATGATTTAAAGATTAACTTGGATCGCGTATCACATATGATTGAAGGTATGTGGATGGACGGTCCAGCAGGTTTTGGTAAGTTAAAAATATTACCAACACCAATGGGCAAACTAGTTGAAGCTATGATTTCAAGTGGCGTCAAACTAGGTGTTAGCAGTAGAGGATCAGGCGAAGTTGGTAATAACGGTCACGTAAGTGGCTTTGAAATTATTACTGTTGATATCGTCGCTCAACCCTCAGCTCCACATGCATATCCAAAAGCGATTTACGAAGGACTTATGAATATGCGCGGTGGGCAACAAGTATTTGAGATGGCACGTGACGCCACTCATGATCAACGAGTACAAAAGTACCTGAAAGAGGAAGTAACACGCCTCATCAAAGACCTTAAGTTAAAATAGGAGAGTCGTAATGACACTAGACGCACTGAACCCATTGTTTGATAGTGGCATCATTAACGAAGACACTCGTACTGCAATCAACGAAGCTTGGGAAGCTAAACTTTCCGAAGCTAAAGAAGTTGCAAGAGCTGAACTTCGTGAAGAGTTTGCACAACGCTATCAACACGATAAACAAGTAATGGTTGAGGCTCTAGACAAGATGGTAACTGAATCTCTACAGTCAGAACTCGCAGAGTTCGCTGCTGAGAAACAAGCACTAGCAGAAGACCGTGTGAAATTTAAACATCACATGACTGAAAGCAGTGAAAAGTTCAACAATTTCATGGTTAGCAAACTAGCCGACGAAATCAAAGAACTACGTGAAGATCGCAAAGTATACGAAAACAGCGTAAGCCGTTTAGAAAAATTTGTTATCAAAGCATTAGCTGAAGAAATCCAAGAATTTGAGCAAGACAAGCAAGCAGTAGTTGAGACAAAGGTTCGTCTAATTGCTGGTGCAAAACAAAAACTTGGTGAACTGCAACAGCAATTTATTGCTCGTTCAGCTGAACTAGTTCGCGAATCAGTTACACAAAAGCTAGAGTCAGAAATGACTCAACTCAAAGAAGATATCCAAATGGCTCGCGAGAACATGTTTGGCCGTCAACTCTTTGAAGCCTTTGCAAGCGAATTTGCTGTTACTCACTTAAATGAGAACAAAGAAATCCGTAAGCTACAGGCTGTTATTGCTGCGAAAGAGCAGGCTTTGCAAGAAGCCAATCAAGTAGCCGAAGAAAAAGCAATGATTGCTGAGTCTAAAGAGAAAGAAATAAGAGTTATTAAAGAATCTGCAGAACGCCGTGAAACAATGGCTAATTTGTTAGGATCTTTAAACAAGGAGAAAGCTTCAGTAATGAGCGAACTTCTTGAAAGTGTGCAAACTGCTAAGTTGCAGAATGCATTTGAAAAGTATCTTCCAGCTGTTCTAAACAACACAGCTAAACCTGCAGCACAGCCTAAAGCTATGTTGTCAGAAAGTCGTGTAGAAGTAACTGGAGATAAGACTGCTAAAACTAACGTGGATAACACAGACAGCATTAATACCGTTGTTGAGTTTAAACGTTTAGCAGGGCTAAAGTAAACCCTAATTAGGAGAAAAGGAAAATTATGTCACAAGCACTACTAGAAAGCCGTTGGGGCGAAACAAAAGACGCTCTGCTTGAAGGCTTAAATGGTTCGAAGAGAACCACAATGGGTGTTATTCTTGAAAACACCCGCAGACATTTGGCTGAATCCGCAACCGCTGGTTCAACTGCTGCTGCAAACGTTGCAACATTAAACCGTGTAATTCTACCAGTTATACGTCGTGTAATGCCTACAGTTATTGCAAACGAGATCGTTGGTGTTCAGCCAATGACTGGTCCAGTAGCTCAGATCCATACATTACGTGTTCGTTATGCTGATAGCGTTACAGACAGTTCAGGTCAGTATGGTACAAGTACTACAGCAGGTGATGAAGCTCTAAGCCCATTCAAAATTGCTGTTGCTTATTCTGGTGCAACTGTTGGTGGTACAAGTACCACTGGTAAAGCATCTTCAACATCAACACTTGAAGGCGTTCCAGGCAATCGTATCAACGTTCAAATCTTGAAGCAAGTGGTCGAAGCCAAGACTCGTAAGTTATCAGCTCGCTGGACTTTCGAAGCTGCGCAAGACGCACAAGCAATGCACGGTTTAGATATCGAAGCTGAAATCATGGCTGCATTGGCTCAAGAGATCACAGTTGAGATCGACCAAGAAATCCTAGGTTCATTACGCTCACTAGCTGCTACCGAATTCACATTCGACCAAGCTGCTGTAAGTGGTACTGCTACATTCGTTGGTGACGAACATGCTGCTTTAGCTGTTCTAATCAATCGTACAGCAAACCTAATCGCATCACGTACACGTCGTGGCGCTGGTAACTGGGCAGTTGTAAGTCCAGCAGCATTGACAGTACTACAATCTGCAACTACAAGCGCATTTGCTCGTACAACAGAAGGTACTTTCGAAGCTCCAACAAACACCAAGTTCGTTGGTACATTAAACGGTGCAATGCGTATCTATGTTGATAGTTATGCAAACGACACACAATCAGTTCTTGTTGGTTATAAGGGTTCAAGCGAGGCAGATGCTGCAGCGTTCTATTGCCCATATATTCCTTTAATGAGTTCTGGTGTTGTTCTAGACCCAGCAACATTCGAACCAGTAGTTGGTTTTATGACTCGTTATGGTTATATCGAGTTAACAAACACTGCATCAAGCTTCGGCAATGCAGCTGACTACCTAGGTGAAATTGCTGTTTCTAACCTATCATTCCAGTAATCTTTATTTCCAATCGGGATGGGAAGCAACTAAGGGCCGCAAGGCCCTTTTTTGTTGGCTGCAATAAATATACTTGTTCGCAGTCATATGTAACTCTCGGAGACGACACTTCGGGTAGCCTAGAACGCTACAAATTAAGGGGAAAATAAATGTCAAACAAATTAAAAATTAGTAAAACTCCAGTTGGTACAACTGGCCCAAATGGTGCACAACGCACAGATCAACGCACAGGCCCAACTCAAATTACCAGCGGTAGTGTAACAGGTTACCCAGGTAGCGTTGGTGGTATTTATATTCAAGCTGGTGCACAGATTCATGCTCAAGTTGACATTGGTAACGGTGCAACAGACGGCAGTTTATTAAATCAAAAAGGCTCGCACATTTTCTTGTGTACTGATGGTACAACTAGTCCAACTGCAGGAATATCACGTGATGCCAAAGGTCGTAATGTAAGACAATGCCGTTTAGTTCCAAGTATGGTACCAGATGGCGGTGTTGATTCCGATGGTATTGGTCAAGTTAGTGTTCCTGTTTATACAGCAATTATCAGCGGTAATATTGCAGATACACTTGGCGCAGCAACATCAAGCTATCTGTACTACGATGTAGCTGGTCTACAAGGCGGTGGTATCAAAGTTGGTGCAAACGTCATGGGTGCAACGCAGCAAAGTATCAATGGTAACGTAGTTATTACTTCAGTCAATGCAACTGTAGGCGGTCGTGGTAATGTTACTATTGCGTTTAGTAGCCAAGACGGCGACGTTCCATCTGGTGACGTTACATTCCAAGTTGGTTTCTTTGCAGATCGTATCAGTAACCGTTGGGTTTGGGATATCCAAGGTAACAAGTATCGTTACTGGAGCCAATTGCCAACAACTGGTAATAAGTACACCACAGACAGAACAGCAGGTACAACTGGCTTTGTACAAATCCCAGATGCAGAATAATTAAAGGACACATAAAATGGCAAAGTTAAAAATCGCACACAAAGACACTGACGGCATATTGCACGATCAGAAAATTAGTCCCACAGTAGCTAATGTAGGTGGATATTATGGTGGCACTGGTGGTGCAAATCAAACATTAACTAGTACTGGTGTAAAAACAATTTTAGTTGAATACAACACTGCATCTAATGTACAAGTAACAGACGGATACGTAGTAGCTCAAAAAGGAATCCGTAAATTCCTAGTAGCCAATGTTGCTACTGCTAGTGTTAAGACTTCAGTTTACACAGCAACAGTTCGTTTAGTCAACGTAGCAACAGATAACAACAGAGAAGCTAATCAAGGTACAATTAGTTGCTACAGCCCAGCAAATGTAGCATTTAATGCAAGTCGTATTACTAACAAATACGTGTATGACTTTACTAGCCCAACTCCAAACAGATATCGTTATGTGTTATCTGATGTTGTAGCTGGTAACGGATTTGCTAACGTAGCGTCAGCTTAATATTAGCAATCATCAAAAGAACCCGCTTCGGCGGGTTTTTCTTTGAGTAGACCAATAATTAAATCAGCATAAATACACTGAATAAGGATATCAACATGGCTGCATTTAAGCGTTTAAATTCGGATTTAACAATAACCAACAAAATTAATCCGCTTGCCAATATTACTTTGAGCACAAATACCGTTTTTATTGACGGAAATTTGTTTGTGGGCGGAAACACTACTGCCATAAACAAAACTGAAATGAGTGTTACTGATAATATTATTAACCTAAACAGTGGAGAAACAGGTAGTGGTGTAACTTTAACGTATTCTGGTATTAACGTTGATAGAGGACTTGCAGCTAATGTAGCTATACTATGGGACGAAACAAACGGGCAATGGACGTTAACCAACGATGGTACAAATTATGTTACCATTGCAACCCAGGCGGCTGTACAACAAGCAGATCCAGTAGTATATGCATTAGTATTATAGGAAAATAACATGGCAATTTACAATTCAGTTTTAGTGGTTGACACACAAGCAGCACAAACAATCTTTACCGCCACCGGCGCTCTAAGAGGAAATGCAATTACTACTATGTATTTCTGTAACAGAGGTGCTACAACTACTACATTTAATTTATATGCAGTACCAAATGGATCTATAGCCAGTTCGAACAACATAGTTTATTATAATCTGACTGTGGCAAGAGGTGATACCTTTGTAACTGACATGGAAAAACTTGTTCTTGAAAATGGCGCCACTCTTCGAGCAAATGCAAACGTTGGAAATTCAATCGTTGCTACTATAAGTTCTATAGGTGTTTCGTAATGGGACGTTTTCTTAAAAATACACAAATTAAAGGTGGTAGTTATGCTATCCAACTACCACTGGGTAGCAATACCTTGGGTCCTGAAGCTCCAGT